AGGGTATCTTGAATTACATGGTTGATAGGTTACAAAAATATATATTTCTTTTGAAATATAAAAGGCATCTGAAGAAAAGAATCCAAAAAAATGATTTTGGTAGAAGAGAGGAATGGTGAGAGACTCAAAGGTAAAGATTGATTGGTTAGGTGTTTTGATTTGGTTAATATTGCTACCGTTGGGTGCGGTTTTTTGTATTATCCAATTTTGGAATTTCTTATCTTGGGTTATTAAATGAATAAAATAACAAAGGTAGAGATTTTTATGATATTAATTTTTTTAACAGTTATTTACTTTGGGTGGGGGCAATTCTATATATGAAAAATGATTTAAAAATAAATCTTTTAGAAAAAAGAATAAAAAAATTAGAGGAAATTATTGATAATTTTATGGAAAACTATGGACCTGAGATTCAAGAAAAAAGAGCTAAGCGAGATAGGGTTTGGGACGAAATGGTTCGAGTGGTATCGATTCAAAGGAAAAATCAATGAGTAATGAAATCTTAGCTATTTTAATCGCCATAATTATTATGGTGCCGTCTATTATGTTTTATCATTTGGTAATTGTTAGAAATTATTTAGATAATTTTTTACCACCAACTGTTAAAAGTCTGTTTTCTAACGGGCAACCAAGAAATCTAACAAAAAAAAGAACAAAAAAAAAATAAAAGTTTGGAGTGAAGATACAAATAAATTAGATGATGATGGAGGACCCTATGAAATCGATTTATAAAAATTATAGGAAAATAATCCTTAAGGTTAAACAAAACTATTTTTACTTATTACTAATGTTAGGTTTTTTTACTACTATTAATTTTGTAATAAAAAATATATTTCATCTAATAATGAAAATTAATAAAAAACAAGAACTTGTCCAAAAAGTTGATTCTGATACGGATGAAGCTTATTGGATATAATTGGAGTGATACTATGAATAATTTTATGGATACGATAAATAAAGTGATACAGTTCATCTTGGGAGATGGGTTTACCGAGAAAAGAACAGGTAATGAGCGGAGACTAAAGAGACCAAGAAAAAGAAAAAATGAAAAAAGAAAAATTCAGAGGAGAAAATAATGTTAGATACATTACTTACAGGCGTTATGTTTTTTAGCTCTTTTGCTATGCGAGATGCCAACGTTCAACCAAATCCTGATGATTATGAAGTTAGTCTTGGCATAAGTCATCCTAATTATTTTTTTAATCAACAATGGGAAAGAGAATTAGGTTCAAACTATGAGGACATTCATATTTGGTTAAAAATTGATAACGATTATTATTTTAAGCCGGAATATTTTGATAAAGAGAGTGATAATGTCAAATATCTCAAACTTGACTGGCGTAGAACATTTAAGGGTGTTAATTTTGGATTCACCACTCGTTCTACTGATGATAAATTAAATAACTATGAAACCTTTGCCTCCGCTGGTTTTGTGATTAAAAAAACTTATGCTAAGGTGATTGGTTTAGAGTTATCCTTCGATGGCTATCTACCACCTGATGAAACTGGTCTTAACACGACAATTGAGTATGAAGATAAATTTAAGGTGTCTTGGAAATTGACCGAAAAACTACGATTATATAATTTAGGCGAAGTTAGTTATATCAAAGGGGAGTCGAATTACAAAGCTAAGGTTGGTTTAGAATACAAGTTTTAATATTTATATATGAAAGTTAAAAATAAACAAAATCAAAACATAACTCACGTTAATAAACGTTGGGTTGTAACCACTTCTTACAAGATACCTTATAAAATAATTTACAAAGCAGATGGGTAATAAATCAAATAAAAAATCACTACTGCAGAGATTAGGAGAATCTCAAGTTTGGAAGTCAATTATTAGGTCTGGCGTTCCAAGAACAAGAAGACAACGTATGCACGCGATTCTTGGTAGTGTATTTCTACATTTACATCCCGCTAGACTTCCGAAACATGCTGTAAAACTTGGATACACTTGGTGTATGGGTGGTTTATCTTTTTTCTTATTTGTCAATTTGACTATTACTGGTATTCTACTAATGTTTTATTATAGACCTGTAGTAGAATACGCTTATACTGATGTAATCGATTTGGCAGAACAAGTTCCATTGGGTATTATGAGGGAACTACATAGATGGGCAGCACACTCTATGGTTCTTGTAGTTTGGTTACATATGTTACGAGTATTTATGACAGGTTCTTATAAACCACCAAGAGAGTTTAATTGGGGCGTCGGTGTTTTACTTATGACTCTAACTATGTTCATGTCATTTACAGGTTACCTGTTGCCTTGGGACCAGTTGGCATTATGGGCTGTTACTGTTGGTTCTAATATGGCTAGAGCCCATCCTTTCATTGGACATGAAGGTCCTGGTGCCAGTCTCCTCGCCATAGGAGATATAAACCTCATACACATTGGTTCTGATGTAAGGTTCGCACTTATAGGTGGTAGATTTGTTGGAGAAGCAACACTTTTAAGATTTTATGTGATTCACTGTATAGCTGTTCCATTTATCATGATGATATTTATGGCAGTTCATTTTTGGAGAATTCGTAAAGATGGTGGTATTTCAGGTCCGTTATGATATTAGATATTTTATACGCTTGTGCCGTTTGTTTTGGTGATGTTGATTCATCCGCTGTAGATGGGATGAATAAGGCAATTATATTATTATTGGGAACTACTGGCGTGGTATTATTAGGTATTGTTGCAACAATATTTAGCATAGGAAAGAAATCCCAAAATTAGGAGTTAAAAATGAATAATATTTGGTCAAATGAGAGAACTGAAATTGCTACTTGGTTATCTGGTTATCTCGCTATGATTAAAAAATGGGTGGATAAGATATTAGACAATGAACATTATGATGTTGATAAAAATAAAATTATTAGATTGATTGATGAGTGGATTTCTTGGTTAGAAGAAACCAAATTAAAAATCATGAAAATGAAAGATATTGAACCTGAACACATTGGACTTCAAAATAGTAGACCTGAAGGCGATGGAACTGAATATGTGATTGAAAAGGATGAAGATGGAAACTTTTATCGTAGAGCAATTGGTTCAGAGGAAAGAGAAATAATAAAAGAAAAGGAATAAGTTAATGAAAAGGTTATCGTTTTTTGTATTTTTATTTTTCATCGGTTGTGAAGATACAAGAGAGCCAGATTGTGAGGCCTGTGTATTAGAAATACATTCCTCTTTAGAACAATCCAATGGTAACTACATTTTAGAATATAATGAAGATTTGGCTCAAACCTACACCATGTTGAATGCCACCACTGAATGTGGTTGGTCTCAGCACCTACAATGGGATACCGATTACCAATACCAAATTGATACTGATTGGGTTAGTTTAGTTAACCCAGCAAGTATGACAGACGAGGATGGTAATGCTCACGTTATGTTCGCTGCTTGGGAAGAATTTATAGGACACACTGTAACTGTTTACTGCGGTTATACTGATTTATGTGGTATTCACCATCTTGATTCTTTGAAGATTCAAATAGTTAACGAGGAGTGAATATGAAATATGTTTTAGTTGATAAATACGATAATATATTAGGCCGCAAAGATTTTGATGAACATGTCAGTTTAGACGAAGTTAGAAAATATTTTATCAAATCTAAAAAAATAGAGGAGACCACTTTTGATTCCCTCTGGCGTGTAATGACCGAACAACGTTACAAAGAAATCGAAAAATCATCTCTGCGAAGGCCATCTTCATCTTATGGTGAATTTGGGGACTGGTTAGATTTCGAAAAATCATAATGTCATTTTGTCATACCTTTTTATTTGGTATGATTATTGTATTATATATAGTGAAACCATTGCCAAAGGTTGGGATGGTTTAAGTTAGACTAAATAGTTAACATAGGAGTAATAAAATGACAAAAGTTACGTTTCATAGAGGATTGCCTGTAATCGATAGGGAATCATTTTTAACACCATTTGATAAGATGTTTGATGATATAGTATCAACATCTTTTCCACAAATCAATGAACAAGTAGGAGTTACACCTTTTAGTAATTCAGCATATCCAAAGGTCAACGTATATGAATACGATGACAAGGTTGGTTTAGTTGCTGAAATTCCTGGTCTTGATAAAAAAGACTTGAATGTTGAAGTGGAAGAAGGCACTCTAACAATATCAGGTGATAAACAACATGGTATATTTGACGAGGCAAAAGCTAAAGTGCTTCGTAGGGAGTTAAAACACTCTTCATTTAAAAGGTCATTCACCTTGGGAGAATTATTAGACGGAGATAACATCTCGGCTAATTTCAAGGATGGAATCCTTTCAGTAGAAATTCCGAAAGTAGAACCTGAACTACCAAAGAAGAACATCGTGAAAATCAAGTGAAAATAATCACCATAGGTGATAATGGTTACATCGTTCTCGGTGTTGTATCGGTCAATACTTCGTTCTCTACTGAAGAGTTGAAGAGTCAATGGAGATTGGCCGATACTATTTTGAAAAAAGGTAATGAATGGTATGTATGTATGAAAACAATAGATGCCGAATTTTATGATATTTAATGCTTGACAATAATAGTTATTTAAAAGTATATTATTGTTATGAAACAAAAACAACCAGAAAACAAACAAAGGAGATTTGAAATGAATGGTGGTTATTTTATAAATGGCGTTCCATACATGGACTGTAAAATTACAGGCGAACCAGTTCGTAATGTTGGCGTAGAAGCCACATCTGTAATAGGGAGTAAGGCTTTCATGGCTAGGATGGACAAAATGTTTCCTGAAAAAGATAAACCCACAAGAGTTAGAACAGGTAGACCATCTGGTTGGCACTTTATGAACGAGTTTGTTGATAAGGATGGAACAGTTTTTCATAAAGGTAAAGAGCAACCAGATTTAAAGGGCACTTTACCACCTACAAAAATTAAACCTAAAAAGAAAGCAAAGCGTAGAACCAAAGAACAGATACTTTTGGCAAGACATGAAAAAAAGAAGAAAATTTTAAAGAAAGCGAAGACTAAACTACAGAAAAAGATTTTTTAGGAGATAATAATGGGTAAACAAGTAAAGAAACATGGTTACAGTTGTAAATTAGTTAGGGTTGTCGATGGGGACACCTGTGATGCTATGATTGATTTAGGATTTGATGTGTGGGTAAAAAACAGAATTAGATTTTATGGAGTGGATACTTGGGAAAGTAGAACAAGAGACTTGGAAGAAAAGGCTAAAGGACTAGAGGCAAAAGCTTACGTAAAAGACTTATTGGAAAATTCAGACGAGGGTAAGTTCAGCATCATATCACACGGTAGAGGAAAGTATGGTCGAGTTCTCGGTGAGATATTCGTTAAGGGTCATGAAAAATCAGTTAATGAATTACTCAAAGAAAACGGTCATGCCTATGAATACCATGGCGAGAAGAAAAAAGTATTTGGGAGTTAAATAATGAGTGAAAGAGAAGAATCTGTCTTGCGGAATCAGACAATTCTCTTGTTGATGAGAAACTATTCAAAACCACATATCATCAAAAGAGTCGTAAAAAGATTTCTGAAATGTATTAGAACTTAATGGCAAAACAAAAATATAATTTCGTCCTAAAAAAACCATCAAAAGGAAAAAAAACCAGACAAGGTTTTGGAAGAGGGACTAAATACAGCACTCGTGTCGGTTCTAAAAGATTTAAGAAAAAAAGAAGGGGTCAAGGAAATTGAAAAAAAAAGTTTTAGATAAAGGTTTTATTGAGGTTGTCGATACATTAGGCAACGACCTAACTGTTGTGAACTCAGCTCGTGTTTCATTTGGTAAACGTAAGGAAACTTGGACTAAATCAGATGAAAGACTAGTTAGATACTTATCAAAATATAAACATTATTCACCGTTTAGACATCTTCAAGTCCAATTTCACGTTAAAGCGCCAGAGTTTGTTATGCGTCAATGGTATAAACACGTGGTGGGCATCGAAACCACATCTAACAGTTCAACAAAAGATCATGCTTGGAATGAAATAAGTGGGAGATATGTTGAGGTTGAAGATTTTTATACACCTGAAGTTTGGAGAAAACAATCTGAAGACAATAAACAAGCCAGTGAGGGTGTGTTAGAGGATTTACAGCAGTTTAGGATGAATGATACATACGAACAATTTATGAGAAGTGTTCGTATGACTTATGACCGAATGATAAAAGCCGGGATTGCTAAAGAGCAGGCAAGAATTATTTTACCTTTAAATCAATACACAGAGGTTTATTGGACAGCTTCATTTCAAGCTATTATGAATTTCATCGAACTTAGAAATGAACCCACCTCTCAGTGGGAAATACAACAATATGCCAAGGTTATGCTTAATCTTATGGAAAAAACATTTCCAAAAATAACAGAGATATGGAGCGAAACTCATGGCTGGAACTAAACAGATTGGTGCTATACCAAAAATAGTAAATAACTTTAAACCTAAAACTAGTAATCAAAACACTTTTTATAATATAATTGGCGATATGAACACACAACTTATATTGTGTCATGGAATAGCTGGGACGGGCAAAACTTACGTATCTATTTACAAAGCCTTACAAGATGTTTTAAGGAAGGGGACGCCCTTTAATAAACTTATTATAATCAATCCAACAGTAGATGTTGGTAATGAGGATAAGTTAGGTTATCTGCCCGGAGAGTTACAACAAAAGATACAACAGTATAACGAATCAACATTCACTATATTAAATAAAATTATTGGTAAGTCAAGAGCTAATAAAATGATATCTGATGGTAAGGTAGAGATAGGTGTTCTAAATTTCTTACGAGGAACTAACCTAGAAGATTGTTATGTCATTCTAGATGAGGCTCAGAATGTCTCACCGATGCAAATTAAAACTTTGATGACGAGGATATCTGATGGTTGTAAAATGATTATACAAGGTGATATGTCACAATGTGATAAGTTTAAAGCTAACGGCATAACGGCTTATGAGAAGAGTGGATTCTATGATGCTTGGTTTAGATTAAAAGGAATCAAAGGTGTGAACCACATGGCATTTAATCGAGAGGATTGTGTTAGACATCCTTTGGTGAAAAGAATACTAAAAACATACGAAGACGAACACGAAATAAAGCTTGACATTTAAGTATATTTGTATTAACTTATTAGAAATAATAAGGATAAAATATGACTAAAAAAGAATGGTTATTACAAAAGGTCATGTGTGATGAATGGGGTAGACCACCAAGTCTGGCAGATGTGCCACTTACCGTAATGACGAGAAAAGAAGCACTACTTAAACAAGGTGGTAACGAAAAATCAATCAATCAACTTTGGGAGAAAACAAAGAATGCCGAAGAAGAACAGTAAAAGTCAATGGAAGGACTACAAGACTTTCACCTTAAAAGATGGGACTAAGTTTTTGGCTCGTGATGAACATGATGCTAAGTTGTATCGTCTTAAGGTAGGTGATGAGTAAATACTACTACGAAAAAAGTGGAATATTAGAATCTAAAATCAATATAACTTACCATGAGTTATTTTTGAAAACTGATGAAGAGCTTGACGAGTGGATAGAGGAAGCTCGTCAGTTCATTATTGAAGATTGGGATGAACGCGGTATACCACCTATGGTGGGTCAAGATATTGATACCATTATCAAATCCTTCAAGAAACTCAGAGAGTATGATATTCACGGTTTTATAGAAAAAGCTGATGATGGTCAGAGAAACGTAATCAAGAATTTTAATAAGTTTGCGAATGGTGTGAATCAGTTTTTTCCAACTATGCTCAAAACTCGTATCGGAGATATGGGAGACGGGCTAAATTCTATTTATGACAGAATCAAAGAAGATGTTAATAAGCCATTATTTTATAAGGCAATGAAACGAGGTCTTCGTAGAGATTCTATGTATACTTTCAGTAAGTCTATATCACAAGATAGAAAAGAAAACGAAAAGAACAAGTTACCTTATTGGAACGGAGAAAGTGCTGTAAAGTGGTTACAATATTATCACGATAATAAGTTAAAGTTTAAAAATCATAGATTATGGATTGCTAAGTCACATCAAGAAAAGTATTTGAAAAGTTATGTGACTATTACTGCTGATGAAATCAAACAGGCATATAAAGACGGATTAATAACTGAAGAGATGGTTACAAATTTATGGTGTCCTACACTTAAGTCTAAATTGTCAGTTGATGATGTTACTGATACTGTAATGACCAAGAGTGGTAAATCTAAAACAAATGTTTTCATGATTAGATATTACGACTTAAAAACAAGATTGTTTCCAAAGGCATTTCAAATATTTAGGTTGAGTTTGAACTCACAACCAGCAGTTAACTTTCCACCACTTACTGCCAGATTGTTATATGAAAAATTTACCGACCACATTGAACAAGACGAACCATTAAATATCTATGACCCATCAAGTGGTTGGGGTGGTAGAATACTTGGAGCTATGGCATCAAAGAAGAGAATACATTATGTCGGAACAGACCCGAACACAGACAATTGGATAGACGAAATAGATAAGTCAAGATACGAGTATGTCGCGGACTTTTTTAATAAACATGGATTAGAAACAAATCCGTTTTGGGAAGAACCAAAAAATACATACCACTTTTTCTGTTTAGGTTCTGAACATGTTGGTGACCATCCTGACTTTCAACAATACAAAGGTAAGTTGGATATGGTATTTACCTCACCACCCTACTTTGATAGAGAACAATATTCAGACGATGATGAACAATCATTTAAGGCTTATCCTATGTATTCAGATTGGAGAGATAATTTTTTGGAACCAACCTTGACTAATGCTTATCAAAGTTTGAAGAGTGATAGATATATACTGTGGAATATTGCGGATATAAAGCTAAGTGGTGATAATTTTCATCCTTTGGAACAGGACTCTATAGACATCATAAAGAATTTAGGTGGTGAGTATAAAGGTAAATTAAAAATGCTGATGGCGTCTATGATTGGTGTTGACCAAAGTAATGTTAAAAATAAAGTAGATGTTGATGGTAACACGATGAAATTTGAACCAATTTTCATATTTAGGAAACCATGATGAATCACGCCACCTTAGATAATTTAGATGAAATTATGGATGTTTTCAAACAATATGGAGACATTTTTCCTCACATCCGAAAAGATAAAATAGAAACTATGATAGAGTTTCATAATGTAATTTGGGAGAATGAAGTTCTAATTACATATAATCACTATAAGAGAAAACAAGCCGTTGCGATGATGATGGAGAATGATAAAGTAATAAGTGCTTTTCAAGCACAAAAAGGTGATTGTATCTTACATCAGATTGCTGCTAAAAATCAAGGAGATGGTAGTGGTAGGAAAGTGTTTGAAAAATTCATTGATTACAATAAGGGTAGGGATATCGTGTTATCCGTTAGAAGTGAAAATACTAGAGCAATAGATTTTTATAAAAAATACGGATTTCTGAAAGTTAGTGATATTGAATGGGGTAAAACAAAACAAGTCAAGGGAGAGGTTTATTTATTAGAACAAAAACCACTCTTCAGATATAAGGAGAATCAGTTTGTCTAAAGTCGGAGTTATAAAAGAGTTGAATATTCAACCGGCGCTATTTAATTTTGGTGGGGTATTAGATTATTTAGATAATAGTAAGTTTAGTAAGGTTAAGACAAAGTATAGTAAAGGTGATGATTGGACAGCAGTTTCATTGAGAGGATATGGAGAGTCACCTTTAGATATATTAAAACCTAATGTGTTAAAAAGTGGGGTCAACGAACAATCTAAATTACAAGACACAACGTTAATGAGTGAGATGGGTTTCAGTGTAATCAAAGAGGTTTTGAATTTTATTCCTTCGGAATTCGAGAGGGTTAGATTGATGAAAATCAAGGCTAACTCTTCAATTGGTAAACATACGGATAAAATTGATAAAGACTTTGGTTTAGAAGAGGGTAAAATAATTAGAATTCATGTCCCAATTAGAACAAATGACAAAGTAGAATTTTGTTTATGGGATGATGGAGAAAAAACAATAAACTATCTCAAAGAGGGACATTATTATTATGTCGACGTTAGAGCACCCCATGCGGTTACTAACAATAGTGATGTTGATAGAATACATTTAGTCGTTGATACCTATCTAAACAGCGATATATTAGGACTTTTAGGTATTAAAACATTTTGGTAAACAATAAGAGGTTATAATGAAGGAATTAACACCAGAACAAATTGAACATAATTGGAATAAACTAAGAACAATCATAAATGATACTTTTGCTGGAGAGCGACTTGAAGGTTTAAATAAAATGTATGATTATTTCGAGGAGAGGATGGCTTTGGCGCCAGCTAGTGGGAAAGAACATTTTCATAATGCCCATCCCGGTGGTTATGTCGAACATATTTTACACATTGTTGATTTTGCCGAACAACTCTATGATTTGTGGGGAAGAAATGGGGCGACAATAGATGATTTTGATAAAGAGGAATTGGTGTTTGCCGCACTCCATCATGATTTAGGTAAGGTTGGTAATTTATCTGAAGATAACTATATTCATAATGATTCAGATTGGCATAGGAAAAATCAAGGTATGATTTACAAACATAATCCCAAAATTGAGTATATGACTATCACTGATAGAGCCATTTGGTTGTTACAACACTTTGGTGTTCAAATGACGGAAAACGAATTTTTAGGACTACGTTTGGCTGATGGATTGTATGAAGAAGCAAATAAAACTTATTACATGAATTGGAGCAAAGATAATCAACTAAGAACTAACATTGCTTATATTTTACATCAAGCTGATATGATGGCAAGTAAAATAGAATATGATGAATGGGTTAGGGGTGACCATGATGTCAAGGTTGAGGAAAAGGAAAAAGATATAAAAAAGAAAACTGAACAGTCCACTGCTGCAAATCAAGCATTTAAGGAATTATTTGGAGATTGATGCTTGACAAATACATAAAAAATTCGTATATTATATGAATAGGTTATATTATTAAGGATATATAACTTTAATTAAACTAGGAGAATAGTAAAATGCTTAATAGACAAGCAATGGTCATGATGAATGACCAAAAAAAGTTCCCTACACTAACACCACCTAAGATAAAGGGATGTCGTTACTTGGGAAGAATGGTAATCCATGAAAGTGATATTTATGATGGATATTTAGATAACGGAAATCAACCTAGAGTAAATGAAGATGCTGGTGCCAGACAAAATGCCTTTCATCTTTCTTTTCAAAAAGGTATTGATTTCAATAAACTACCACCTATTGTTCAAAAACGAAAAGATGGGAAATTTAACAGAATAGCTGGATACGGAAGGGATTCAGGTCTTCAAAAGTTAGATGGGTATGAGGGTTGGTATGTTTATGATGTTTTTGAATTGGATACACCTAAAGCTGTTGCTTCTTTAAGACTTTGGTCAAATCATTGGACACCTGAAGAATCAAACAGTGACAATGACATTGTTAAAACTTCAGTTGATTTGATTAACGCCAAAGGTTTAAAGAAAGACGAGAGCGAAATTCGTAAATTTATCAGAACTGGTGAACCGTATCTTCACAAAGGTGAAATTACTAAGTTGGTTAATATGGTGATGGCTTTTGTTGGTGGCTCTTCTAAACAAATTATTGTCAAGATTACTTCATTTACACATAAGACTATTTATAGTCGTTTTGTAAGGCAATATTGGGCAGACATACCAACATATGGTTTCGA